TGATGTCAGATCCATGCTTTTGATTGTGTCTATTCTTTGATGACATTGATATCCACCAGATAGGCAACTTCTTCTTCAGTAAAGTTGAACTGAGTATCTAGATTATCGTAATCTGTAATATCAGGTACTTCTCCATTCTTAACAGCAGGAGCAAAACCACTAGTTCTCTTATGATTGTCAATATATAACTGAATCAAAGGATGCTCAAAGATCTTAGATAATCTCTCACCTTCTTCCTCATCTTCAATAGGACACCATGCATTGAGCATACCAATATGTGCATTGGTTACAAATCTCTTCTTATATGACATAGAGTATGGTACAACAAACTTCAATACATCACCAGTATCAGGTTCTACATTAGTATTAGCAGGATTATTACCTGAATGTAAGACCTCAAACTCACCATCATCACAATAATCTTCAGTAGCAATTGCTTGACCCATCTTCAGTGGGATACGTGGATGACTAGAGTTAGCAATCTTCTCCAAAATAGAAGACTGAACTAAATTATCACCCCATAATGGTACACCATTACGAAGATCCCAATTAAACTCACCATCATCTGTAATAACTTTAGTCTTACCTTTATATGGTTCTTTAGTTAAGTGCCAACTACAAATCTTTACATTTTGATTGAAGTGTTGGTCTGCTGTATAATCAATCTCCTTTAAATTATAAATCGTAGAACAAAGTTTAAGGAACTTCTTACCAAACCCAGTAGTACCAATAAATGATGCAGGACAAACCTCACACATATCACCACCATCCACTAACATATCAACATGCTGCATTAAGAACTTAGGCCATAGCTTATTGTTCTTTGCTTTGTTGTCTGTATTTTGATAGGGAGGATTAGCAAGAATCGCTGTTGGACGTAACACTGGTTGTTCGTTGGTTAGGGTAACATGCTTATCAATATATTCTACCCTATTTCTGTGGTTAGCACAATCATCCCAGACTGTCAATTCATGAACATTAACATTTTGTTCCAATAACCTAGCAGTATGAGAACCGCTTGGATCGGAGTGTATAAGGGTCTGTGAGGTGTCTTTTAATTTATCAATCATTGGGTCAAGAATAATTAAAGGAATAGGTTGCTGGATGGCAGAGGACACTGAGAGAGTATCTAAAGTCTTAGTTACAGACTCCCTCATACTTGTTACGATAGTCCTAGCTTCTGTACCAATACGACGTGTAAGTTTCTCTCTACTATTGTGATTAGCATCTATAACATCAGAGAGTATACCCTCAGTATCACCACTAATATCACTATAGATTGGTGATTTTAAAACATCATCTATAGTATTAACATTCTTACCTTCCTTCAAGATATAAAAAATACAAAGAGGTATACTCCTTAAAATTGCCCTAACTACTTTCTTCTTCCATTTGTTAGGGTCTTCATTAGACTTTTTTACAGTATCAATCTCCGCTTTATAACCAATCTCATTATTCATATCATCATCACCTGCAAGTGCCCTCTTTATTACCTTTGATGATTCATTATTTGTAGCAAAAGTATTTACATTGTACTTAAACTCAACATCATCTAAATTTAAAATTGACTCTAAACTTTCCATTGTAGTCATAGTAGAATCAATATCAGTAGATAGAATACTATCAAATTCTTCCTTTGTTAGTTCCCTAAAACCATTATCATAACCTTTAAGATCCATAAACTGAGTTTCATGATACTCTCTCAACTCAGGATTACTATCACATGCTAACTGGAATGAAGCATGCATTGATTTAAGAGCACGTTTACCATTGAAGTCAATCATATGCCAATTATGTTTACCTGATCCTCCACGGAAGGCAAATTGATTCCAGAACTCAAGAGATTCACCACCCTTACAGTTGATAATAGTATCAATCTTCTCATTGGTAAATCCTAATACATTTGCAGATGAAGTAAGAATAAGTGCTTTTGGATGTTCCTCAATAAACTTATTAATTTCATCTGCCTTATTTTTAGTATCACTAGTAACAACTAAAGTAGGCCACCAACAATCAACAATTTTTTTAAACTCATGGCATGCTGCTATTTTAGATAGTGCCATCATCATATATCTTCCTTGGAAGATCTTCTGCTTCAATCCAACCTCTCTTTGTGTACCTTTAGGATCAAAGTTATCATATGCAAAGTCACGAGGAAGTTCTGGATTTAAAAACTTGTCAGTCTCTTGATCTATCAGGAATGTATTATTAATTGAATCAGGATCACTACCAAAAATCTTACGATATGCAGGTGTATCATACACTTTTATTGTTGGTAACATCCTAGGACGAGGTTCATCAAATACACCCTTCATAGAATCTAACTGCTCATCAAAATAACTATAGACAAACTTATTATCATCCTTAAAATCCCATACTATGCTGTAAGCAGTACCAGATAGATACAGTATCTTGGTATTATACCTCTCTTTAAGTTCAGTAAACTGTTTTGCTGTAGAACCTATATGACACTCATCAGCAACAAGTAAATCTGGTTGAGGTATCTCACGATTCATTAACGATTGTACCGTTGCCCATAAAACAACATTAACTGGACGTTCCATCCAAAATTCTAAATCCTGTTTCCAATTCTTATCCTTAACTGAGATATATTTAATAGTTGGGAAGAAGGTATTAGAATCATCCCTCCATGATTGCTGTGGTGAATCAAATCTAGAACATACAACAGTAAACTTATAATCCCAATTCACAATATGTTGAAGAGTCATTACAGACTTACCAGCACGACACTTTGCAAATAATAAAAACTGTTCGTGACCAGATTGCCATGCTTTAGAGATCTTATTTAAAAACCTCTGTTGATATGTACGTGGTTCAAATACTTCCCATTTCTTTACTGCACCAGAGAACCATCTCTCTTCAACCATCTGAACTACCATATCCATACTATAGATAGACTCATCAAACTCAAAAGTCTCTCTACCAATCTGTGTCATACCAGGTAATTCTTTCTTCAACCAAGCATGTATAACATGATCTTGATGACCTATATCCAAATCTTTATCACGTCTTGTAGACTGATCTTCCCAATATCCATGATTCACAAACTCAGAATTAAAGACAGTCAATATCTGCTTTGCTTTACCATAGTCACCATCACTATGCCTCTGTTTATATGAACGTGTAGTCTCACCAAGATTAAACCTATTAGGAATATTCTTGTAACCATCCAAATAAAAATGCATCAATTTAATTTTACTGAACCTATTTTAGCATAAAAAAAACCCCTTGATAGGGGTTTGTGACGGATCGTAATCTGGATCATAGTCTGGTTCTCTTGGATCAATCCGTGAATCCCACCAAAAGAACTGACATTGGTCTAAGCGCATATGCACTAATGGTCTATTTAATTTCATTTTGATTCTAGTTTGTTTACTCTCTCTTTTAGTTCTGCAATCTGTAATTGCTGTTCCTTGATTGCTTCAATCAAAAGACCAACCATATTCTGATATGCAACTGACTTAAGTTTTGTATCAGGATGTGTTTCTACAAGTTCTGGAAGAACCTTCTCAACCTCTTGTGCAATCAATCCAGTCTCAGGAAGACCACTAGACTTACGTATGTAATTTACACCACGTAACATCTGAACTGTACTTAGAGCGTGTGGAATCGTCTCAACATTTCTCTTGATACTTTCATCAGATGTAACTGTGATTGTACCAGTAGAAGTTACGTTACCATTCGCTGCAATTCTAAGTCTCTCTGATACGGCAGATGGACCTGTCTCCATTGTACCAAAGGTGATAGCAAACTGTCCAGATGATCCTTCAGATACACCTCGGATATATCCTCTCTCACCACTGTTACCAGTATCAAAACCTTCCCACTTAATACCACCATACTGGTATGAAGCATTAAGGATCGTATCAGTCTGTACAAATCTTAAGAAGTTACCAGATGTATCTCCAGTAGTCTCTGGGTTAGTAGTAATAAGAACGTCTGCTTCATGAGTCGAGATACCAACTGTTCTAAATGTATTAGCATTAAGTTGTTGATTAAAGGTAGTAATACCAGTATTAATCAACCAACCATCAGGTACATTCCAAAGAACTGTGTCCATTCGGAACTCAACACTGTTCTCAAATAGAACCGCACCAGCAGCATATAGAGAATAACCTGCTTTTGCTTGAGAAGTTTCAATACCAACCTGTGCTGTGGTAGATATACCAACACCATCAAATACCCAAACGTCAGATACGTTTGTTAACTGTGAACCATCTCCTTTAAATGATCCACTAAAGATACCAACATAGGAACCATCAGGGATCGCCTTGATAGGACCAAATTCTTGCCAATTATTATCGTCAGTGTATACCCAACCAGCAGTTCCACCTGAAGATGGTTCTGAATCAAAGGTTATATCACCTACGTTACCAGCAATTGAAGGAGTCGAGACACCAACACTATACTTTCTGGCAATAATTTCTTCACCTTGAATGAAGAGACTATTAACTTCAGCAGCAGCGTTTGTGGTTATCTTCTTATTAAAGACGACAGGACCATTAAACTCTGAGATAATATTCTTATCTTTACCACCATCAACCTTTATTCCTCGGTTAACTGTGAGTTGATCAGTATCCTCTACATCAAATCCAATAGCATTTGTATCAGATGTAATGTCTTCACCCGTAACTGTTGGTACTGGTGCTCCAGTAATTAAATCTTGTCCACTAGATCCGCTAGTAAACTTGTTAACAGTGTATTGGTTACCTTGGTCATCTAAACCATTATAGAATGGTGTACCACCATTATCAGATACAGACTGTGATAGAACTCGTTCTACATTCTTAAAGTCTCTATCCTGTCTAGATGGTAGTGCAGTAGAGTAGTTACCTGGTCCATATCCAAGATATTCAAATGTATGACCAGATGCACGAATGATTGAGTTACGTCTAAATTCAATCGGTTTGAACCTAACTCTCCTAATTTGAGATCCAATTGCATGACTCTGTTTCTGAGTACCAAATAATCCACGGAATACATCAATAGTTGTATCCTGAACAACAGTCTCACTAATTCTCATTATCTCATTATCAACAACGAGATAGTCTCCAACATTCCAGTTGTAATTAAGAGCATTAACAACTGTCAATGTATTAATAGTTGGGTCTGTTAATGCAACAGTAATTGATGTGGTAATACCTGCATACTGTGCAGATAATCTAGGAGATGCAAATTCATTAGAAGGATCAATAACAGCAGCTTGAGCAGTATATCCTGTTGGATATAGTGACCATCCTGTTCCAGTTGGGGTTACTGCCTGAGTACCTACACCAACATTGACTCCGAATGAATTGACTCCATATACCTCAGCAACATCAAATTCACCATTGAATAAATCTTGATCAAATCCAATAATTCTTGCACTATTATTGGTTAATAAACCATGTGCATAATTTGTAACAGCACTTGCAATACCAGTAGTATTGTTATAAGTCAATGAAGTAATACCAACTACCTCACCAGTTACATAAGATGTAACGTCAGATAGAATAGTATTGTTAATGTTAGTCAAACCGTTGGTGTTGACACCTGCTATTGCAGCAGGACCACTGAATTGATATTCAGCATAAACCGTTGATGCTGAAGATACATTTACCTTCTTACTCTCACCAACAGGAACACTAGTTACTCTATAAAGTTGATTATAATCTGCAAATATACTATCTCTAATACCTTCAACCTTCAAGATCTCGTTGGTACTATCATGTATTTTAGTAACTTCAACAATACCTGCTGTCCATCCAGTTGTAGTAGCAACACCGACAACAGAAAGAGTATTACCAATACCATATGCAGAACCACCATCAATTATCTTAACAGCAGTAATAGAACCGTTAGCATCAATCTTGATGTTTGCAGTAGCATTGTCTCCTGTTACTGAAGTTCCAATCCCTACTAGTCTAGCATTATAAAGAGTCTGAATAGATCCAGATCCATCACCATATCCGTAACCAGCAGTAGATATTGCAACAATATTAACTCTATTAAGGTTGTGATCTAGTTCAGTTGTTAATGTATGAGCAGTACCACTCTGTGATTCAATCTCAACAATTCCAACACCAACCTCAAAGTCTCTAATATTTTTATTAACAACCTCTTTGGTAATACTATTCTTAGGATCGTTTACATCAGTTAAACCAATGGGTGATGGTAGAGAGAATGTTCTAGTCTGATCAGGATCAGAATTTGGATTATCTCGATCTAACTGTGGATAAAGATTCTTAATAGGTTGTGAGAACCTCATATCATCGAATGGTTCTACACTAGGACTGTTAGAAGCATCAATTAGAGTTAAGTGATAAACACCATCCTTGACATTTGCCTTGTATTCCTGAATCTCGTCCTTCTTATAAAGGTATAAGGTGTTATTAAATTCAGTTCTAGTATATCTTGGAAGACTTGTATTTCTTTGAGATGTATTATTCTGGAATACACCTGGATCTGTCTTAATACCAACAGTAAATTCTCTTCTAGAAGTTCTACCTGTTACAGTGTATTGACCGTTATATCCAGTATTACCTAATCCAGTTGTGTTAAGACCAGATACTATATTAGTAATAGCAACTTTAGATCCAACAGATAATTCGTGAGGAACTTCAGAAGTAAATGTAGCAACACCAACTGTTCCAATACCAGCATCCCAAACTGCATTTGAGAGGAATCTTGGGTTCCTTAATTCAGAAGTATTACTAATCTGAACTGGATCAATACTATTATACTTAAGTACTTCAGCATCAGTTAATCCTACAGTAGAACTAGATTCTTGAATAACAAATGAATCGCTTGGTGGTTTAGATAATACAGTAGAATCTTTAGGTACAACATATCTTACCTTATAGATCCTATCATCTAGAGATCTAGCATCAGGTTTCCTGCTTATAAATGTTCGTGGAGATGCTTGACCTAAAGTTGATGTTCCTAAACCTACAACAGAATCATAAATCTCGTTACTAGTAGTACTTACATTAACATACCACTGACCAATAGAAGAATCATATTGAACTGGGTGACCAATATCACCTGATCCTTTATCTGATACTCTAGACTCAATACTTAAAATACCACCCTTACTATTAACAGATACAGGTGCTAAACTAATAGTATCATTTAAGGTCTGTGCTAATTTAACTTGGTCACTATTAATACCAGAAGTAATTGCAAAGTAAACTGTGTTATGGTCTATACCATCTGGAAGTTCACCATCATCACTCATTACTCTAACAGATTCACCATTAATAAACTGGTGACTATCAGTTAAAGTAAAGATATTAGAAGTAATACTGTTAATACCAATATTATTCCTACCAACAGTAGTTGTCTTAATAGAACTTACTTCTTTTGCACCAGTACCCTGAGTCTCAGGAAGAATTATCCTAGACTTCTTAGTAACTGGAATACCATTAATATTAAAGATTGCTTTTAGATCATCATTCTTTGCAGCACCAAGTCTATAACCTTCTAGTACTGTATTTGGTGGTTCAGCAGAGTTAAATCTATTATATAAGTATAATCTCGATGAGTTAGCAACACTAACAGTCTTATCAACATCAACAGGTAAAAATTCTATACCTATATCCTTACTATCAATCTTTTGTGGAGGGATAAAGTGTGTAACATATCCAGTATCGTCTCTTGCGAAGGCATCTGCCCTAAATCCTTTACAAACAATTGCTCTCGAACCGAAGTTAGAGTTAGAGTTGGTAATAGAATGGTCACCACCACTCTCTGCTACGAAATGATTAGCATAACCAATACCAAACGTAGATACTAATTGTAAAAACGCATCATTGGATGCTTTAATATGGAAGTTAGTGTAGGAGGGTTTGTAGAGTGCTCTTGAATCTGTGTGTAAATTAGATACAGCAGTAGAGTCCTCGTAAACGCCAGATGTGGGGTTGTATTTAACAAATGCATTGTCATCTTTTTGTAGTCCTATACCAGTGAACTGGGCAACAACCATAGATTTAAATCCATCTGCCTTTGATCCATCAGCATGGAGTCCACACATACCATAAACTGATCTTAATGAACAGTTAAAGATATATGGAGAAGCAGAAGTAACTGTATCAACAACAATATTAAGTGTTGGTGATCCACTTACAATGTTAGGAAGTGCGTTTGAAGGAGGAGAAGATACATTATATTTAATTCTACTATCACTTTCTACCTTATTAATAACAAATGATCCGTTATATCCACCAACAGGAACTCCTTCGATCCTGATTGGAGTATCAACATCAAGTCCTTTAATTCCTTCAGTAATATCAACTGTAATTTCAGTAGATGATGTACTACCATCACCTGCCTTGATACTACTAATACCAATATTTTGTCCTTGTGATCCAACAATACGGTGTTCATCAATTTTTGCTTGAATATCTACAGCACTATTAGGGAAGTCAGGACTAATCTCTCTTCCACTAGAAGCTCCATAAAGTAAACCGATCTTCTGATAATACATATCAAGATCAGTTCTTGTTGTATTATAGTTTAAGTAAGAGTCAGCAAACTTAACACTGTTAACACCATCAGCGTATTCAAAACATGTAAGCTTGTGATGTGATTTATTAGGTACGAACTTATTGTTGCCATAATCTTGGAATATTAAAGAATTGGGATCTGCGTCAAAAAATGTAAACTGGTTAAAGTAACATGTACCTGTAACTCTAAACAAGCATGTTGAATCAATCGTTCCGTCTTCTGGGTTTGGAACAAATTTTGGTCTAACTTTAGTCTTTCTAAGATCTCTTCCAACTATAGAAGTACCACGAGGGATAATAACTCCACCGAAGACAGAGTTCACCTTATAGAGATCATTATCGTCGCTATCAATATCAAAATTAGTATCTAATGTAAATTCTGTCAACCCATTAGATCCAGATCCACCCCTTGTCATCCAGTTATTACCAGACAAAGGATTATCATGAATAGGTATCCAACCTGGACGGTTGTCTATAACATGCTCACCTGGATATACTATGATAGTGGTTCTACTGAACCTATCATTGTCCAACCCCTTTTGATATGAAAATCTAGATGCCTCAATAAGTGCCCTTTGAATAGTCTTAAAGGGTCTTACTAAGGAGTTACCTTGATTCTCAATACTATCGGTTGAGTCTATACTTGAAGGATCAACGTAAAGAATATCTCCACGACTGTTCTTCAGAAAATTATCTAAGCGACTAAGACCCATTTTATTATACGAGATAAATCTTTATATGTTATATATTTATACCCTCAGAATCACCACCCTTTTCACGTAACTCGATCAAATGCTCAATCGTAGTTGCTACGTCATTCATTGCTTCTCGAATTTCTTTTCTACTACCAGTCTCTTGGTGGCATGCTCCCTTGGGAGAATATCTTTTAGTATATAGGGACCACCGCCATTCATTTAGTTGTGGGGAGTGCCATATTTGAACTCTCATATACTGGGTTACTCCAATCGTTGGTGAAGTTTCTTAAATACTCTATCTTATCTAGCATCTCCCAACTATCTAATACAAACTCTTCGTTAGCAAAATGCAACTTAACTTTAAGTGCGACTGCCAAACGCATAATATAGTCTCTTCTATGATAATCATCAGGTAAAGAAAATATACTAAACATCATAATATGATCAAGATTACCTTCTTGAATCAAATACTCTAGATAAGTATGCTTTCTACCTTCATTATCACCAGTTTGATGTGGGAAGGTATAACCCATCCTATTACAATAGTCTTTAACGGTCAAAGTTTGGAAGTGTAAATCAATATATCTTGTCTTAAATCCCTCATACTCAGCATACATTACAACATTGTCGTTGTGTTTAATCTCGACCTTACGTGAATGAATGTCAGTATCACCTAATTTCCTAAAGTATGCACCAGGCCATTTCCTATGAGGTTGACCATCTTTTAATAGAAGTCTAACATCAACACTCATTCTAGTTTTACCAGTTCTATTAGGAGCAGCACCATGAATATGCTCCTGAGTAAACAAGATAAACTGACCCTTCTTAATATTGACTGGTTCACAGGACTTCTGACATTCCTCTTGAAGTCTAGGGTAGTCCCACTCTTTACATGCATCAGTAATTTCCCTACTATCCATAAGGTTTACTATTTGCAGAGAGTTACTATCATAGGCATCAGTAAAAGGTAACCATACAGTTCTAAGACCTAAACCATTACCAACCCATTGACCTTGATGGAATGGTAAAACAGTCCCATCCTTATCTTGATTGGGTATGTTAATTCGTATATTACCAAACCTTTGCACCAATATCTCACCCAAAGAGACATAATCCTTTAAGAGTTTATCAAAGATCTCATAAAAATTAGTATCTGCTAAATCCTTACCTATAATCTTTGCTAGTTCTCCAATCTTTTTAGCAGGAACATGCTCATGTAATAAAGACAAATCCTGCACATCAGGATAGTGTTTTTGAATCGACTCTAGAGCAATTTCTGACAGGGGATAATTTTTCGCATCATATGTGTATCGTCTCATCGTTTCACATCATGAGCACATCCATCACCTTTATAGTCATCGCTATCATAATATCCACCTCTAGTCCCTGCGTAAAAGGTTGCTATCACAAATGGAATAGCAGTCCATAGGAGTATGTTACCTAGCATCACAATACCTGAACAACTCCAACACAATCAGGAATATCCATCATCACTTTCTTCTCTATACCCTGTTTCAATGTCATAGCACTCATGGCACATGACTCACATGCACCACCCAATCTTATTTTGACAAGGTTTGTTTCTTCTTCTATTTCTACAAACTCTAACCATCCACCATCTGCCTCAATATAGGGTATAAGGTCTTCAAGAGCCTTCTTTACGTTTTCTTCTGTTAATTCCATAATCGTGTTAATTGGCGAACATCTGATACACCATACAATGCTTTACATTTTTGTTCTGCATCTTCTCTTAGATTAGACTCACTTACAAATTCAACTTTAGTAAGTCTATTTGACTGTAATAAGATTTGTGCAGACCATTTAGTTTGTTTCATCCAAACCCTCCTTTACCTTTACCACAATCTAATACTTCAATGCGAGATGCAAATTGAGATGGGGTTTCAAACCAAAGTTGTCTAACCTTTTCCCAAGAATCCACTACTGTAGATTGATTGTTTGAATACACCATTTTATAATGATGTCTGTCATATGGTTTGTCACAAGTTTGTGTAAAAGTTTTACTCATTTGAGAGTACCAAGAAGAATTTGGTTTGATCTACTGGTGCGTTCTCATAAGATGAGATCTCACCATACTGTTTGTGGTCTTTGTATCCTACCATACGACCCTTCGTATTTTGAAGAGCAGACATGAAGACTACGAAAAAGAATACTGCTGGAGCACCAATTAGTAGTCCACCTCCAATCACATAGTAAGTCAGAATTTCGAGTAGAGAGTTTTGCATTAGTCTAGTGGTAATTCTCTGGGGTTTTCGATTAGGTCGAGCATATCAAAATGCTCTGGGTGTGCTTGTTCCATCATAAGGTAACGAGAAAAAACATACAACTCTTCTTGAGTGTATGTTATATTATTGTCCTTATTTTGATTTGCTTCTTGAGCAACTTTTTTATCAGTACACTCTTCTGTAGATAAATCTTCAAAAGTATACGGATATCCATTTATAAAACACATTCTAACTACTTGATTTTCATACCAAACATATTTCCAAGTAATTTTTAACTTCATTTGCAGTTTTAATTGTGGATAGAGGGCACTCTTTCTATCTGTGTTGTACACCTAGAGATCTTTTGTACTCCCTCTGTAAAATTCGTAACCAATGGACAAAACTGAGAATCAATTGATTACTGTATCATTATATAGTCCTTAGATACTACTGTCAAGTCTTGGCATTAAACCAGAAGGATAATATGTATCGAGTTCCAGACTCAACCTCACTAACATGATGAAGGTATTCTCGATTTGAGAATATTAATAACTTACCAGTTTTTGGTTTAACATCATACCATACTTCCCCATTTATATTATCAAATTGAGTATGCCCACCAATATAATTATCATTCAAATATAAAAATGCTGCAAGAACATTAGGACTAAACATCTCAGACTTATCGTAATGAGGTTTCATAAATGTACCCTTAGGCCATCTTATAACACCACAATAATCTAATTGAATATCATTAACAAATGTTTTACAAATACTGGTTACATTACTAATAGTATTTTTAAAGAGTTCATCCTTTGTTAATTTAATATCAACAGGACGTACATCTCCACCCAAATAAATTGCACCATAATCACCATCTGGTTCTGGTATCTTAGGAGAATAACTTAAAGTCTCACCAGAATTTGAATGGGTTACCGTTTCTAAAAAGGAATCATTTTCCTTCTCATGAAGATCAATAAATGGTTGACATAAAGACGGACTTAAAAACTCGTCCTCAATATACATTACTTTCTTCATTGGTTGTACCATATACTAAGAGCAAATCTCTCACCACCCTCAATCTTACTGACCGAATGTTTATACACAGAATTTGAGAAGATAAGTAACTTACCTGTCTCTGGTTTTATCCATGCATCATCAAAGCAAGTGTACCCACCTTTAAAATCGTCATTTAAATAAAGAACTGCTGCAAATAAATCAGGTTCTTGATTGGGTCTATGTGGATCAATATGAGGGTTCATAAAAGTACCAGGAGGCCACCTTACCACACCTGCATAATCTATAAGTACCCTTTGATCAAATGTCTTACAAATATTCGTTACTCTATCGACAGCATTATTCTTTTGAGATTCAAAGTATATTCCATCAAGAGTTGTTAGATATGTATTACCACCTCTACTATCATCACCATAAGGTATCTCATCTGGATTTGCCCTAGATAATTTAATAAGTTCCTGACATTCTTCTGGAGTTATAAAATTCTCTTCTGTGTATATTAATTTCTTCATTCTTTATCAAACGCACTCATTGCACCATCAACAAAACCACGTCTATATTCCCACGTATCACCTCCTGTCTGCCCTCTCTTAGGGTTTATACACTTCTCATAATCTGGATCTGATTTATCTATATTATTACATACTAAACTTGCTAAATCTAGTTCACTCCCTTTAGCACCTGTCCCAGTCCAACGGTGTTCACCGTTCAACCAAGTAGCACCACATTTTTCGCAGACCCTTTGCTCGAATTGCATTGCTGGTCATCCACACGTTACTATGATAATTTAGGATAAAAAATTGTGTATGTCAAGCAGTCCATTCTTCATTCCATCTATTAAGAATCCATGAACTACTATTCTTTTTATCATCACCACCAATACCAAATTTAAATTCTACTCTAGGATTATCAGCATACTTTTCCATCTCTGGAGTAGTACCCCTAGTCCTATCACCACCATTACAAAATATTACCTTATCATATATCTCAAGTGCCATCCATATTGCATCATTAGCAGTATCATCCTTATCATTAAATTCAATAGCAACATCAACACACTTCAATTCTTTAATTATAGACATCCTTTCTTCCACATTCATAAAATACTTTCCTTTTTTCCTAACTAACCAATCGTCAGAATTAACAGCAACTCCTAAAGTTCCAAGTTCCTTTGCTGCTTTGAAGTATTGAATATGTCCACTATGTAAGGGATCGAATCCTCCACTTACTAATACTAAAGTTTTTTCATCCATTGTATTTTTTCTTTTTAGGTTTGTCACTCTCAGTGTGCTTTTTTTTCTTTTTCTTTTTGGTTCCGTTGCCGTTACCAAGGAAGCGATATCGAGGCATTATTTTGTGTTGGTATTAGGAGGACCAGAGAATCTAGGATCATTATACACCCTTTCATCAGAATCTACTTTATTTGGGTCAAAGTTTGGATCTGGATAATCTTCCCAACTATCACCCTCATATTCTGTGATCAGTGGATTAATATCCTTTCGTTCACCATATACATGATAGAAGCAGTCAATTGGTTTGTCATCTGCTTCACTAACAATTATAAACTCATTGTTAAATTCTACCACGTTAAGATGGAAGTGTCTATCTCCAATAGGTTGTAACTGTACAGTAATACTTTCTTCTGCAACCAAATCCTTCCAATAATATGGTAGATCAATTCTCTCATGATCTTTTAGTCTACCTCTATGATATACTCCTACCTCTGGTCCCTCAATACAGGCATATCTAAGTCTATGACCTTTGCCTTTAGTAGGATGTTGTATATCAAAAGGTTTTGGTTTACCATCAGCAGCAGAGAATCTCGAAGCAAGTTTACCTTTATTACCACAGTCAACTGCACCAGTGAAGAAGGCATCTCCATCAACATATAATAGGTCAGTCTGTGGTCCTGAGATCTTAAGGACATTTGACATTCTGCCATTGCCCTCCATTACAGAATCACCTTTAACCTTTACAGACATTGGTGGCAATGTTCCATCAGGATTAAAGGTATTAGCAACCATTAAAGTTGCTTCAGAGTAAGTAAACCAAGGAGCACCAACAAGCATAGGTGCTTCAATATATGCACCACCTCTAATCTGACTAGGACCAATTCCTAAACAAGGTGCTGGTAAACCCTCACCCACAAATAAAGTCTTCTTACATTCTATGTCTGGAAACTTAGCCATCTAGTCCACCCCCCCGTTGTTGATCTTCTAATAATGATTCTCCTTTAGATGGAAGACCTGTGGTTGCTCCATCAGCACAGTCAATCAATCCACCCCAAAAATTAAGAGTGTTCTGACCGATTAACTCTAACAAACCAGATGAGAAGAATTTTACCACAGAGTCACCATTAACTTCAATGGTTTTAGACTTCATATTAATCTTCTCATTAGAATCTAGGTTAATTATACCTTTATTCGCATGTAAATCAATATCTTGTGCTTCTAGTCTTATTCTACCTCTTGCTGCTCTGATAACAATATCACCTTCAGCAGCATTTAATACAAAAGCATTGTTTGTTACTGGTCTCTCCCCACAGTGTATTTGATATACACCTGGACATCTATTAATAGTACCACCCTTCTGAGCACCAGAAGATATCATAGTCATATAATGCTCAACTTCCTGACCTGGAAGACCATTCCTAAGCATTATGCCACTTAATTGATTGTTCATATTAATATGACCAAACTTTAAATGACCGTAATCATTACCCAATTCTAATGGGTTATGTACTTTTAACTTTGCCATTAATTACTCTCTATGATTCGGTATCCTTTGTCTTCATCAATAGTTCCCCTATTAACATTACCAACACAGTCAACAACTTTAACAACTGCTGTTCCTAATGGAATATCACCAGCAGTATCATCACCAACTCTCCTAACACAGAAGATTGGATTTATAACAGCGTTGTAACCAGTATTAGTAGAGACATAAATTTCAGGTCTCTGTGTCCATCCTTCACCAGAATTAATAATCTCGACACTATCTAGCACACCAAAAGGACCAAAGGTTGCCTTTATCTCTGCACCAGATGTATTTGGTTCAATAACAACCTTATCGAAGTTAGAATCATAATTCATACCTGAGGATTGAATTTCCAACCCACACATGTAAAGCATCACAGGATAACTACCAACAGTCAATGCAGGGAATGCATTAAAGTCGGTCTCACCATTAGGACCTGTACCTGGAATTAAAGTTGTACCTTTTCTACGTGCAATTCTATCTTCCTGTGGTTGATCTCCGTCTAATGATTCAGTTCCACTACCATCAACCCCCACACCACTACTGGTAGTTGGAGTAACTTTACCACCAGGACCGATTACAACTTCACCAAGACCCGCTATAACTCTGTTCTCTGGTTTAAGGACGGTATCTCCTATACCACCATCTACATTGGGTGTGGTTGTATCAATTTCTGGTGTTATTACTACATCAGGATCAAATCTTTCCCACTTACCATCTGTTCTTTTAACTACAGTTTGATCAGCAGTTGCCCAGACTCTTCCATCACCACCCATATCTCCATTTGGTTGTGAAGGGAATCCAAATCCAGACTCTTCAACTATAACATTATCAACACTAAACGTTGGACGACCTGTATCTGGGTTAGTTCCACCATCTGGTCTCATCTTTGGTCTAACAAACCCTCCTTTACCTTTACCACAATTATCCTTAATAGTAACAAAAGGTTCCTTTATATATCCTAAACCTGGTGCAATAATATCAACTCCAAGAATATCACCTGCTGCACTAATAATTGCATTACCTCTAGCATGATTTGATGAATTACGTTCAAGACCACCACCCCAGAATGTTACTTCTGGTGGAGCACAAAATACTGGTCCAACATTACATGCATTAGCAGCATTCGTAGCAGAGGTTAACATATCATCTAGATTTAACCCTTTAAGAGTATCAAAATCAACTAAATTCTTAACATCAGAAGCAAGTCCTTTAGCAGAATTTAAAACACTTTGAATATTAAATGTTGCATCTGGTTGACCACCTGCAAATATATCCCACTCACTAGACTCTGGACATTCTTGCTTGTCATCACATTTAAAGAATCCAGCAAGTTGTGATACAAGACCTAAGACAGAATCTGCAATATTAAATGCTCCACCAAGAATACTAGAGAGACTACCCATAATACTATCAACTAATCCACTGATAGTTCCTAGTAGATTACCTAGTAATCCACCAATAAAATTCTCAATAGCACATGCTGGTATATTAATAAACCTATCAACCATCTTACCTAAGAAATCACCTATCATCTTAAATAAATTCTTAGTTATCTTACTGTATAAACAGGACAATAATTCAAGAGTGGCATCTTTAGCAGCTTTTACTTTATCTCGATCTATAGGAGCAACTGTATGATATAACTTCTTTGTCTCATTATTAAGTGTCTCCAAGACATTCTTACGTGTCTCTTTAATCATCCACTTCATGCCTCTCGACACAAAGTTAGATGCAATATCAATTTTCTTCTGAATATAATCTTGTTTGTCCGTGATCCATCCAGATGCAGTATTTTCCCACCTTGAAAGTTGGTCTTGTGCTCTCTCAATATCCTTAATCATTCCCTGAACAGCTTTTTGTACCTGTCCCATTGGAACCTTCTCACATTCACTGGGTTGAGCAAACCCAAGTACTGGTTCTTCCTGTTGCCTTTGATCTGAGATACCCCAAATATTAGGATAGGCAAATCCTTCCATAGGATTACCTTGCCTTAAAGGTATATCATAAGATGCAACTAGATCTTTTTCAGTGTATCCACTAAAAGGACCAAAACCATCAGTAGTAGATTGCTTCTTGTCTAGTTTAGTTTGTTCGTTATTAGATTTTATACCGATAATAAATGCACCTGTTTTCTCAGCAGCATTAGTCCACATACCACGAACATGAGTACCTTGAGTAACAGCGGAGTTTGCACCACCTCCTTTGTGTCCACTACCCATTGGACTACCTGGTAATTCTGCCCAGATAAGTTGGTCATCTGGATTAATCGACTTATCAGGAGAGTTCACTCCAATAATTCGGACACGAACTCTCTGACTCCAGTTCTTCAACTCATCTATACTAGTCAATCCTTCTTCATCTCTAGGCCAAGATTCTCTAGGCGCAACAATACCTTCCCAAAAGTGTTTGGAAATGGATTCTGGATTAAAAAGTAAACCTGAGTCTGCTGTCATTAGTCGTCGTACACTCTACATTCAAAAGCATCTGGATGATTGTCACAATAAACTTCTAATGTTTGATCAGAGTGCCTAGCCTTCCAACCATCATCCTTTTCACCTTCATGCTTATCCATGAATCCATGCATTTTCAAATCCTCTTCAGAATATTCGAGCATGCCATGATTGATATGTTCTTTATGATCCTTAGGATCAATATACTCATGTGGTTCTTTTTTAGTCATATTCTTTTAGTATATGATGTAAGTATTTAGTCTAATTATATCAGTTTCTACCGAATGAGTCACGCACCAAACGCATTTTGGTCAGGCAACTATCACTTGACAAATGATGACATATGTCAGATATCATATATGTTCCACTCAATTCTTTATCTGGACGTTCTGTTTTGTCAGTAGTTTGTGAAGGCAAATCAACCTTCACTAACTCACCTGCTCTTAAACTCAAATCACCAGGAATTTTTATTGTTACTACAACAGTAAACAATTTATTATATCTCATAGCAGACTGCATGAATACATCCTTTGCAGCAATATTCTCATCTGTTCCTTTCTTTACTTGATCATCAACATCACCATCAGGTAATTCACCAATATCAAGTCTTCTAAAAAATCTCCTAGATTCTAATCCATAATCTCGAATGAATTCCTCATTCATCACAGGTAGATCTTTACCACCCAATAATTCTTGAGCAGCATTTTCTACTACTTTTGCTGCGGTATCAAAAATATCTGTAAATGGATTATATGTCTCCATCTTAGATCCATATGTTCCTGTTAATAAATTCTTTTTAACATTAATAGTACCTTTAGCACTATACTCAAGTATCTTAGCATCGTATCCTTGAGGAAGAGATGTACTTGAGTTATAAACAAAACTCTTTATAGGTTCTTCTCCAAACAAAACATCAATTGATTTAAATCTAAAACCATCATAATTCTCATAGAAAAAATATCCTGCAGACTCTTTTGCTTCTTCACTAACAGATAGTCTAGCAAGTTCAGTCATCAATTTGATAGGTTTCTTACCTTGTCCCATAAAGTTATACTTATTCTTTGTAGGATCACCTTCATATTCTTTTTGAGATTTTAAAAATTTACTTAATATATTACCAACAGATTCAGATATCTCACCATTATACCTAGCATATACCTCAGTACCACAAAGTTCATTTGCAAGGAACTCTTTAGATACTAGATCAAGAGTATATGTTGCTCTCTCTGTATGTGATGATACGTTGCGAATCTCAGCGATCCACATACATTTATCACCTTCAAATTTTAATTTATTATCTTGATTATCTTCAAAAACTAATTCTACCTTCTCAAACCCAGTTAACTGTAAACCAGATATTGCAGTATTACCCTCTTCACCTTGACCAGTATCTACTACAGTCAAGGTAAATCTAACTGTGCTATCAAGAATACTCTCATAATAATTGAACATCACAATACCAGCAGAGATGTCCATCTTCTTGCCAGTATCTCTGTTAGATGTTATCTCACACTTGATTATATCACCAGATGTAAGAATACTATTTGCTGTTACTACTGACATTATGCTAGTGCTGCCTCCATCCTGTTATCTATAGTACCGCTATTAGATGATCCTGCAGAAGATTTATCTCCTCCCGATCCAACAGAAACACTCTTCTCGACTATCTTATTTATTTTAACAATCTCGGTTGTTTGTCCTTCATAAGATGCTTCTTCTGATACTGCTGCTACATCAGAACTTAAACTTATTCTCTCAACTTTAAAGTTAAGTTGTTTAATCTTCTCAGACTGTTTAATTTTACTTGCAATTACCCTATCTTGCTCCTCTTGATTCGTTGTATCTTGATTAGACGAATCAAGATCTGACATCAAGGGCATGGATGGAGGAGGAGCTGTAGATGCTGCTCCATTTGGTGGGAAGAATGATTTAACCAATGCAGGAGCAGTTTTTAATGGATTCACCAACCACAATAGATTTGGAATCTTTTTACCCATTAATAAAGATAAAGGTCCTATTAATACTTTTATTCCTATTTTAAATGCATTCCAAATTTTCTCCTTACTACCAAACCCAAATCCAGGTATCCATTTTGGTGCTTTCTCAGGTAAATCTGGTATCTTAAATTTAGGAATTGATTCATAGAATCTATTAAATCCACCAGTTATCCATTTAAATACTGCTTTACCAGCACTAAAGATCTTCATCAAGTTTCTTCTTAAATTCTGACCTACGGCTTTCCAACCTTTACCCATCAAACCTTCATATAGCATATCACCAACAAACACACCAATAGTTTCACCAATCAGTGTTCCTAAAACAGGAATAGGTATGAAGGTTCCTAATGCACCACCTAATGCAGCACCAAGAGTTCTGAATAATGCTTTACCAAGAGGTTCTCCTGATACTACCGAGACTATACCAACAACTAAAGGACCAACAATGGGAATCTTACCAAAGAATTTTGATACAAATGGTTTAGCAGTCTTCAGTGCAGGAGCAATAAACTTAGCAGCTTTACCAAATAACTTTACAGCAAATGCACCAATCTTACTCGCTCCTTTACTCGCTAGTTTACTACCAACACGCCTAGCAGCACCAGCACCTCTTCTTGCAAATCGGAATGCACCCTTTGCCCCTCTCTCGACAAACCTGTTCAATCCACCCATTGCCCTATTAGCAAACCTACCTGTTCCTCTGGTTATACCTCTTCGGAATCTTGTTAAACCACGCCTCATCCTAAGTCTTCTTGCTTTAAGATTACGTAATCTCTTACCAAGTCCAGTCTTCTTAAACTTTCTAGCTAGATTCTTTTTCCACTTGGGTGTCTTACCTTTTCCTTTACCTTTTGGTTTCTCACCTGGCTTTTTCTTCATACCAGAAGCCGCCATCATAACAATCATGGCGAGATTAGCAAACTTAGTAAAGACACTCGTAAACGTATCGAATGCTTTTGCCCCATCCTCACCAAATATATTAGTGACTACACCTTTGACAGCATCTACTGCCTTGTATCCAAATTCAATAAACCCCGCAACAGCACCAAGTAACTTACCAGCAAATTCTTCTATCCAATTAAAAACTGGTTCTGCAACTCCAAGGAAGTTTATAAGTTGAGGTAAGAACTTTAATAACTTTAAAGCTAATGCACCTAATAAAGTATTCAGTATAAAATTCTTGACCAGATCCAATCCCTTTTTAAGTGGTTTAATCAGACCCTTTCCTACATTGCCAGCTTTCCTACCTGCAGTTTCTAAAGCATTCTCTGAACTTTTTCTCTTTTTACTATTTGCTTCAAAACGTTGATCTCGAACATCTTCCTTCTGTATCTTTAAAGTCTTTCTAAGAACATCCTCAATATTAAGAGTCTTTTCATGAATTACTTTTAAGTCTTCAAGTATACCACTTTGACCTTGAGATTGTGCTTGATCTTCTGCTGGTTCTGTACCTTTATCAGATGTTGCTTGTCCAGGCATCATCATCAGAGAAGGTTTAGTCTTAGGACTATCCTTCTTCTCTTTGATATTCATTAACTTACCAGCAGCAATAGCCATACTACACTACCCCCATGATGCCATAGAGTTCCATGCAATTTTTGCGATGTGCGTTCTCAAAAATTACAGGGAAGTCTTTTACTTCTCTCGACCCAGTTAAAGTACTACCACCACCACCATCTTTAATAACCTGTGGTGGTAAATTCGTAATATTGAATCCACCTTTTCCTGGTGGCATTGGAGGTTCTGGAATCGGAGGTGGTGGAGCCATCTCTAATTTAGTAATCCTCTCTTCCAATACAGGTAATTCAGAAGGTACAAGATTTGCGGTAACATTAACAATAGGACCGCTCATTTTATTCTTAACAGCACCAATAGCACCACCAACAACATCCTTTGCCTTACCAAGCAATCCCTTACCAATACCAAATGGGTCCATAATCTTACTAGCAACTCCACCTGCTTTCTTTAATCCACCACCAATACCTTTTAACATTCCACCAGCAAGACCTTGTGCTCCTTGCTCTCCAGGCGCACCCATTTTTCCTTCTGGTCCTTGAGCACCGTCAACACCATCTTTGGGAGGTGTTAAATCTACTGTTGCCGCATCCTTATTACCCAAATCAACTTTCTGTGGTTTCATTGGTTGTGGTTTAGGTCCAGCAACTAATCCACCACCAGACATCTTCTGAACATTCTCTGCAATCTCAGGAACATTTGATCCTCCAGCAGCAGCGTTCATACCTAAAAGAGTCTCAGCACCATACTTTTGTACAGCACCTTTACTCATCATAACTTCACCAGGTTGAGCAGCAATTAATTGAGTATCTGGTTCTGCACCTTTAACTCTCTGACCACTTTTAGGAGTAATCTCTCCACCATTATTGAATAATGGAACTCCTGGTGTCATAGGAACTATTTGCCCACCACCAGAATATCCAACCATATCACCAATCTTCCATCCTCCACCTGCATCTGCACCCTGCTGTGAAGCATTGGGCATAACATTCATACCCGCTCCTTCCCAGACTGTTTCAGGTGCAGAATTTATATCACCTGATTTTGTATCTTTCGGAACTACACTTTCCTCTTTTTTATCTCCTTCACCATTCATTTTAGATATTCCAAACGCAGCTAATCCACCAAGTGCTATTGCACCTGCTGCCCACGGGTTTTTCGCTATCGCCTTCAAAGCCGCAGGAATCCCCTTCTTCAACATAAACCCTGTAACGGTTAATAATTTAGCGACTACAAATTTTATCAATCCACCCAAAGGAGTGGCAAATAATACAAACGCAGCTAATAAAGTCGGCCACCAATCACCAATAAATCTTCCAAGTGTGTCTAACTGCTTTTTATTCTGAGGATCACCAACATAGTCTACAAAGTTTAATAATAACTTACCTAAAAGAATAGTAGTTAAGAATTTTATAAGTCTATCAAAAACACTTTGAACAGGTGCTAATGCTTTACTTGCTACATTTTTAAGTCCCTTTATAGGACTCTCCATTTTATTTTCTGCTGCTGATCGTTGTGATTTCTCGTTCTGTTTCTTACGACGAGCAATATCATTACGAATTAATGTATGTGAATTAGCAACAATCTCAGCAATTGATTCAACTGTTGTTCGTATTGCTTTTATAACTCCACCAATACCTTCAGGACCACCTTCTCCACCTTCACCACCTACCTCTGCGTCTGGTGGTCCTGGAGGTGCAGGGGGTTTTTTGTTAAAGAAACTATCAGAAAAATCTTGTCCACCAGTAGTAGCACCCTCACCAGCAGGAGCTTCATCATCACCTTCTGCTTGACCTTTTCTTACCTTAAATCTACCAACTTTACTTTTAACTCTCTTCCATTCTTCTGTTATTAATTCAACTTCCTCATTAGACATGGTGGTTTTACCCATCCTGCCTTCTGCCATCTTCTCTCTTAAGAGAGTTCTGTAAGTAGCATAATCAATACCAACTGTATCATCTAGTCCAATAATTCTTAATATTCTTTCATCAATCTCTTCGTCAACTAAATCCTCTTCACGAGTTCCTTCATATACATTTTGTCTTCCACCACTCGCACCAGTGCCACCATCACTCCCATCATCACCAGATCTACCATCAGCACCATCAGATCCTGAAGCACCTTGAGCACCTGACGTTCCAGCAGATCCTGAAGCACCCGAAGCACCTGACGCACCTGACGTTCCAGCAGATCCTGAGGCACCCGAAGCACCTG